CTTGGATACAGAGTAATATTCACCTTCATCAGTCGAATTTGGCTAGTCTTTATCTACAGCAAACGGGCCTTTCATAACACCTGTACCAAATAAAGCCTTCTCACCTGCACTACTACAAAAACTTTGATTTGCACCTGACTCTTCTAGTTGGTCATGTATTTTTTTCTGCATCTTTTTTGCAGCAACCATAGCTGGATTAAACTCTATAGCTGTAGGTGTTTTACCTGTACCCTCTTTTAATTTATCTTCAATAGGCTCTAATTTATTTTGTAAAGGTCCTAGTTTTTCTAGCAAACTCTTTTGAGTTGCACCTGCAGGCAAATCTCTACCATCACCATTAAATCCATATGGTGTTTCTTTTTCAGGCTGTCTTATTCCTTCAGGTTCTAGTGGGTCAAAATGTACATCATCTACTACACCTTCGGGTAATTCTGTTGGTTCTATAGATAAAGGAAATTTATTGTTGGCAAAAAGTACATCTACAATTTGTCCATATGCAGCAAGTGTTTTAGTTTTTGTAACCTTTATAAATACTCTTGACTTTTCTGCTTCTGTAAACTGAACATCAGGTCCGTATAATCCACGATAGTTTCTGTAGGCTCTTATCCATCTTTGTTCATCTTGATATCTATAATCTTCTGCACGTTTAAATTTATCCGTGACAAAACCTATTATAGTATTTACGCTTGCGTCTGTGAATGTGCTATCTTCACTATCTCCTAGTGCGATAGCATCTTCTTCCATCATTACATCTTCAGCCATATTTTATCCTTTAATATCCAAAAACAGAATCTGCTACTCTCATTCCAACACTCGGTCTTCCTACTGGGTCATAATCAAATACACTAAATCTTGGTCGTGACATTATACCATATCTTAATGCGTCATACAAATGGTCTTCTGACTTTGTATCTACATCTTCTGGATTCTTTTTGTCCAATGGGATTGACGGTAATTGAGAAACAATATTTGTACAAGTATTGAAAAAAACCAAACGTGGTTCTTCAGTGAACTCGTCAACTTGCAATCGTCTGTGTACTTCGTTTTTTCCTGCAACTCTACTTCCTCTACTTCTGTCTGATGGTCTCCAACGACAACCTTTACTAATCATTTGTTCTGCTAGTGAAGGTCCTGTGTCTCCTCTTTTGTGCCACAAAGAACTATCTAGCACTCCATACTTTATATTACCATCCTCTGCTTCTAACTCTAACACCATATCTGCTAAGTCGGTGGCTAATATTTTAGATACGTATAATTCTCTATATACTATTATCTGTTCGTTTGGTGCTACAGCAAACCATAAAACTGCTGAATAACTTCCATAACCATAGTCACACGCTCTAAACTTTACCCAGTTAGATGGAATATGAAAAGGCTCAACAACATGAATGTCACGGTTGAACTCAGTAAAAGCCGCACCTTCTTTAATGTCCCAATCTCCTTCAAGTAACTGCCTTCTTTGTTGCTCTGGGAGCGAAAGGAGCATTGCTTCGTAATCGCCTGATTGGGATAAGAATGGGTTGTCTGATAATCTCGCTGGAATAAACCTGCGTTTGAACAAAGCCTTTCCTGCTTTAGAGTGTCCAGCTGGGTATCGTAATACTTCGTTTGTCTCAATGTTTGTTGCATCAAATTTTTTTCCATAAGGTGCTGGGTCAATAAACATTTTCTTAACCCATCCGTGTCCCCTACCTCCGGGGTTTGTTGTAGCCCTCATAAAGATAGGCAAATCAGGCGCAGTGGAACGTAGACGAGAACGCATGTAATCCCATGCATATGGTGTGGACCATTGTGTTAACTCGTCAAAACCTATCCAGCTAAATGCTAGACCCTGATAACGCAAGACATCTTCATCTCTATCAAGATAAGACATCCACAATCTTGCGCCAGATGGTGCGGTCCACTGCATCTTTCTTTCTGACCACTTTATGCCGGGCCATATCTTTGGATATAACTCTTGCGACTTAAATATAAGTTCTCTTAGTTCATCTGTTGTATGTCGCAACAGCAATCCACTGAACTGTGGATGTCCCATATATCGTAATGGGTCTGCAAGCATTGCATAACTTTTACCACCACCTGCACTTCCACCATATAAAACTTCTCGTTCACCTGCAGCTAAGAAGTCTGTCTGAGGTCCGGGATTTGGCTTAAACAGCACATTGGCTGTTTCTTCAATCCCTTGCTCTTCCAATGGCACTCTTACTATTGGCTTAACAGCTTGCTGTTTTTGCACCTGTTCTTTGGGCTTCGATTTCTTGCGCTTTGGCGATAGCCTTTTCCGCATAGTCTGCCCATTGGCGTAAGCCTTTAGCTTTGTTTTTACGTTGTCGTTCATTCTCTAGACGCTTCCTCAAACCTACGTGGGAAATATACCTACCACTATTTTTTGTTATCCAATTTGCTACTTCCCTATAAGAGTATTGATTTACATACTTTCTAGCTTTTTCAATTAAATCTAACTCTAATGGTATGGGGTCTAAAATGTTTGAGTCATCTTTATTTATTTCGTATCCGAATGGTATTGTACGTGCAATACGTGGAATCGGTGTCCACTCATTATCTTCTTTTAAGTCTGTTGGTTGTGGTAGCTTCCATCTACCTAAACTTCTATTTGTCATCTTTTTCTATAACTTCTTCTACCCAATCACCGTTATCACCAGTGTGTTCACATACTTCACATTTGTCATCTTCGATATGACTTCCACATATCTCACAAATAGGTTCATAAAGCATCTATATCAAGTCCCGTAATAAACCGTTTAACATTTTCTTCTGGAACACATAAAACTTTTTCTATGGGTCTAGGTCCGTATTGCGTTGCTAATGCTTTTATAAAAGGAAGAGGATTATCTCGTACATAGTTTCTACACTCCACTGAACTGTGGAAGTGACCGTGTTCTTTCGGCTGTTCAAATATAAATACGTCTTGCGTACCATCTGAATGTACTCCAAGCATTATAGCTACAGCAAACCAAGTTTCTGCTATCATTTCTTTTTTGCTACTCCACCTTTAGCCATCTTTTTCTTTGCCATTCCACCTTTTGCTTTTTTATCTACACTCGGTAAACCATCAACAAATTTTCTTAATTCATCTATTGATACAACTTTACCTTTTGATTTTAATAGGTAATTTTTCATAGTCGATAAATTAAAACCTTTATGCATTTGGTTAGCTTTATCACCTCTTGATTTAAACGGTTTTACCATTTTATTCTTCCTCTTCTGTTTGTTTAGGTGGCATAAGCATTACACCACCGGTTGCTTCTACTTGAACTTTTTCTGTTTTTATTAAACCAGTTCTGTCAAGTAATTCTTTTGCTGCTGACATCTTATCTCTGATACCAAGCTCTGTTGGGTCATGTAATCCACCCACCATAGCCATTGCAGCTTTAGGTGCGTTACGTGCCATAAACAGTTGTGTAGCTTCTAGTATCTCTTCTTTTAAACCTTTTACTATAGCTGATGTAGATGTGCCTTCAGCATACCCTGCTAACTTCTTGGCTGTTACCATGTCTCCGTTTGCTTCTTCGAATAGGACATCTAGAAACATTTGTTGCTTTGCATTTAATTCTCTAGGCATTTTCTCTTGTTTCCATTCTTGATTGAACTTGAACAGCAGCTTTATTTCCATTTACGTATAAACCAAACCAAGCTGCACCTGCGCCAACAACAACAGATACAAAACCTGCTTGAGCATTGTTGGGGTCAGGTAAACTCATAAACCAATTACATGTTTGATAAAACACAACCATATAGGATAATATTAATAACCTTGGTACAATTCTCCATGAATCTAGTTTTGCTGCTGTAATCATTATACTGACAATTGAAAATGAGGACCATCAATAAATGGGCGGCGTGATTGTGAGCGTCTGAGGTCTACGTAAGCGTTCATTGCTGCTTCCATTGTTCCGTTCCATTCAGCTATATTATTTATGTGCCATGCGGCTCCCCAACAAATTTTAGCTCCTGTTTGCTTAGAAGCCATCATCATCGCATCAGCAATATCATCATACATAACAATATCCCAACTTGGATTTTTGCCATCAAACGCCATTAAGTCCACAGCATGTGAATATCCATCTTCTTGTATAAGGTGTTTGGATTTCATAGTCTGTGAGCGTCCGGCTTCATACAGTCTTTTTTGTTCTGCTAAATCTCTGACTCCATATATAACTCCAAAGTCTACAAGTGATATCTGTATTGCTTTCTTAACAGTATCTACGAGTATAGGATGTACACCCTCTAGTTTACCTAAACTTCTTTTACTAAGTTTAAACGCCATATTTTTTCCTATCTTTTACTGATTTCATATATTCTTCTTGCAAAGACTTTTTTAACTTTAGTTTATTTCTTTCTTTTATAAACTTTCGTATTGGGTCAACCATCTCATCTTTGATTACTCCTGCTACTTGCGTGCCATTCTTAATCTTGTCTACTACTTTGTGTGGAAAAAATTTAGCTACCATTAATATCTCCTACATTATTAAAACATACATCGTAAAACAACCTAACAAGAAAATTACAAGATGTGTAATCCATGCTTCTCTGTTCACTTCTTCCTCATGTTAAAAAATTTACCTGCAGACCGTGTAGCAAAGCTGGCACTTACAATAGCTCCTAATGCTATCTGATACCACTGTGGCATACCTGCAAGTGCAGTAAACCCATCAGCTACTATAGCACGGCCCCACTCACCACAAAAACTTAGCACAAGCGGGATACTAAAAAGTAGGGTCAACCATTCGTCCTTCCAACTGGACTGTGATGCACGCATGGCTGCTAAGTCCCAATCAATTTCACTTGTAGCTTCTTTCATACGAATAGTAGCTTCGGCTTTTTGTATGGCTGTCTTGCCTTCTATATATGATGAAGCTAGACTTGATATCGAACTGAATATTGTACCTATCAACCTACGCCCTTTCTAAACTTGCGAGTTTTCTTTGCAATCTTTTTAGGTTGCTTTACAAACTGCTGGCCTTTCTTTTTGCCTTCTCGTTTTGCTCTTGTTGTTGCTGCGTATTCAGCAGAACTCAACGATTTAATAGCAGCAGCGGGTAAGTAGCGTTCTCCTGTTTCTGATGACTTCTTGCCACTCTTAGTTCGCCAATCTTGTTTACCCCAGTTTACTAAACTCTGTTGTCTCTTTTTTAGTGTCACGACTTGTATCCACCGCCAGCATCTTTATATGCCTTTGCCATCATCTGCGCTTTACGTGCAGACCATTGACCCGGTGCGCCACCTTTACCGCCAGCTTTTATTCTGTTAAATATTCTTTTACGCAAATCGGGTTTAGTATAAACTTTAGCTTGATTAACTGTGCTACCTTTATTTAACTTTAATGTAGATAAAGTCTTAGCTTGCTTTGCGTGTGATTTGGAAGCTTTCTTTAAACTCTTCGCAACTTTGTTTATCTTCTTCTTGGCTACCTTTGCTTTCACCATCTCTGCTCTCCCAATATTCTTCACCATAATCGTGAAATATTTCTTCGCCTTTTGAGATATCCTTTAACGCTACAAATCTTACAAAGTTATTATCGTCATGTATCTCCCACTCAGCGTTAGGCTCTGAGCTATGATTGTATATCATCGCTAGACCTAATGGAATTAAATACTCGTCACTGCCTTCATTTGGGGACTGAAAAACATAATCGTGAAGTATGCTCTTGTTCCCTATATCACTATCATCAGTTACAAGATAAGGACATAACTCTATAATATCGTCTTGAGCGTAGTCCTTATCTGCAAAAACACCATGACCGTGTACTGAAGAGTAAGCTATGTAGACCAACTTACTTTTTCTTTTTAGCCATACCGCCACGCATCATTTTCTTCTTGGCCATCTTGGCCATTCCACCGCCCATCATTTTCTTCTTTGCCATGCCACCTCGCATCATCTTCTTCTTTTTCGCCATTTTTGCTTTGCCATTTAATGCCATTTCGTAGTCTCCTTCTATCTAGAACTAGGGATTGATATATTTCATCAGGAAAGTGTCGATAGTATCCTGACTTCTCTAAGCTTAGTGATGCATCATCTAAAGGAGATAGTCTTTGTATAAATACCATACAGTAGTCTAACTCTTTATCTGTTACATCGTCTTCTAAAAAATCCAGACCCGCTTCGCTTACATCGTACTCTGGATGAAACACCATAAGGTGCATATCATGCCTTGCTACTGCAAGGGCTTCATTCATACCATCGCAGAAACCATCTAGGTATTCTAACTCTGGTAGCTCTTCACTAGCCCATATAACTATATCATAGTCATGGTTGTTAAAGTCGCTGACTTGCTTAACCAATCCCTCTAGACCAGTGTTTATACTAAATGTTACTTTATTTTCTAGCCACGCTTGTTTTGCATAGGGACAAGGTGGTAGTCCATTCAGCTTTACATTAGGTATCTCTAAAAATTCTTTTGACCACTTACGTATATCAGCTTCTACGGGATGCACGAGTTTTCTTCTTTTGCTCTTCTATAAATTTTCTGTATACGTTAGCCGCTGCTATTTTTCCTGCGACTCTTGCTCGTTGCTCCATAGCTATTGCTGCTTGTGTTTTATGTGCGTGGCTTCTGCCT